CATTATCCGCATCATAGCCGTATTCGGTTGTTATATCTTCAAAGGCGTTGCCGCTTCCGGCTGCCTTACCGTATTGGTTTGTAATATCATCAAACGCACCCATAGTCTACCCCTTTTATTAATAAGACTTTAACCACGATTTATACTTGCCGTATCCAGCCGCATCAAGTTCCGCTGCTATCTGATCATCACTCCAGCCTTGCGCTGATAGTTCATTCATTCGCTTGGAAACCGCCGCTTGTTCTTCTGCTGAATAGGTAGGTTGCCGTTTAACCGTTGGCGCTCCACTACCGCCACCAGTTGGTGCGCCGTTCAACGCACCTTGTAACTTACCATAATAAGGACTTTCGCTTTCGTCCTTATCTGGATTAGCTTTAACCCATGCAGTATGCTGCGCGGATAACGTACGCAACACTTGTGCATTGTATCCGCTAGTGCCGGATTGTGTAGCCGTTGGTGGTTTAACATGAGTACCTACATATTTAATGCTGCCGTCCGTGCCAACAATATAGGTTTTTCCGTCTGGCATAACCTTGATATTTTTCGCACCGAAATTACCGATGTTTTTCATTTGGCCGTCCGGAGTCATAACAATAACTTGACCGTTTGCAAATTGTTTCGTTTCAACCTTGCCATAACCGCCCATATCTTGGATCGTACCATCGCCCATGTTGTAACGTACAATATGGCCGTTTTGCGCGCTGCCAAACTTGTAATCCGGTTTATCCAACGCCGCAATAGAATTCAAGTTATTCATATCAATAGTACCAGCGCCAACTTTACCGGCTAGATAGTTATATCTTGCAACGGCCGGCGCCAACCCTTTAACCCGTTTTGTGTTATAGGTATCTACAACCGGGTTCCCGTCCTTGTCTTTAGTGAATACAAGGTTGTTCATGATTTGTTGACGCATTGGTTCAAGCACTTTTTCTTGATATTCGTTGACTTGTTGCATATACATATTATTCACGTCGGTTTGATATTGTTCGTTGGCTAAGCCTTGCGCCGTTTTGAAATCAAAACCAGCTTTGACTAGGGCGAGTGTATTCGCCCCTAGTCTTTTGCGTGCTTCACTGGTTATAGTTGCTTTATCTGGTATAGAATATTGGCCCGGCGCTTTATCCTCATTGGTACTACCATTTTCTACCAATTTGGGCGCCCCACGAAAAGGGTTATTTGCCCTTTGTTGCATCATTTCTTGATACGTTTGCGGTACACCGTTACCAATACCGGTATTGTTTAGATTTTCAAAGTTCCATAACCCTGTATTTTGTTGTGGTGGTTGAACTGGTGCGGCTGGTGCATCTGTGTTAGCTTGCATCGGTTGTGCTGGTGCTGCCGGATTTTGACCGCCCCATAATCCTTGATTATTCGCCACTGCTTGCGCACCGAAGGAATTATTACGCATAGCGTTATTAATAAACTGTCCATCGTTAAATTGTCCTTGCGTTGGCATTTGGCTTGCCATTTGTTGTGCCGGTGTCGCCTGTTCGCCACCGTTTAGCATATCTTGGTATCCATGCGCCATGCGGTTATTCTGAATTTGACCTAAACGATACCCGCCGTATCGGCCAGCCAATTCACCGATGCTTTCCCACGGGTTATAGTCTTGTAAATAAATAACGCCCATTGTGTTATTCCTCTACTTTCTCCGATTTCTTACCTTTGGAAGTTTTCTTTGCTGCTTTTTCATCTGTTACTTCGTCAGTATCTTCCGGGTTTTTATCTGTTGGATCGTTTGTTTCATCACCGGACTCTTTATCGTCTTTTTTACCGGTTTTTTTAGGTTTTTCCTTTGCATCTGCAATAGCTTTCAATTCTGCTTCATTAATGCCTTCCGCCATAATGCCGTTAGCATAGAAGCGATTGTTGCCAGTACATTGCAATTCGTACACCTGTTCTGTGTTGCCAGTTGGTTCGCATACTGTAACAGGTTGGTAGCCGTGAACAGTCATGATTGGTTCACCGATTGCGAGTTCTTCGACCAATTTAAGACCTTCCGGAGTTAATACTTTCTCACTACCTGTGGTAACAACATTACAATCAATCGTTTCAAGGCGATGCGTTTCCTTTTCGCCCATATCATGCAATGCAATTACATCATTAACCGCATCTAATGTGATTACCTTATCACCATTTACAAATGTTTCGATTGCTTTTCCACCTTCTGGCGTTGCAATTTCTGTACCTGCTACGAAGCAAAAACCTTTCATAAGACCTCCAAAGAAACCGCCAGAACCTTGCTTAACCATTGTTTGTGCTGGTTGTGCAAGTCCATAGCGTAATGTCATATATCTGTTTAATAAATCTTCTTGATCCGCGTTATTCAACTGACTCATAGAGTAGTAATCTTTGGCTGGTTGAATAGCTGCGCTTTGTGTTGTTGCACCTGTATTAATTGGGTTTTGTGCTAACCCTTCGCGTTGACCTACTAACCCCGCTGCGGTGCCGGCGTTATTCATTTGATTTGTGTACCCTTGATTTAACAAGTTAGCTTGATTTACGATGCCGTTTTGTTGGTTGTTATAGGTGTTACCCCAAAGGCCCATTTTAGCACCGATGCCGCTCAAACTATTGTTAAATGCTTGCGAATTAAGCGCCGCCGCTTGGTTCAAATCATTTGCATATTGTGCCGCAAGTGTATTGGATGCGTTCTTGCTAATATCATTCAATGCATTATCTGTGATTGAAGAATTGACAATGCCACGACTTGCCAAACCAGAAACCGCATTGCCTACAGTTGCCTGTAAATCACTATTCAACGCTTGCCGTCTAGCTTCGGAATACGCCGCCGGTAATTGGCCATTTGTAATGCTATCCATTGCGTTTTGATTTTTGAGCAATGCGCCGTTGTATTCATTCGCTAGTTGCCCCGCCCCATTGTTCATAGCATCAACGCTGGCCCCTAACTGATTGGCATATCTTGTATTATCCGTTAGGTTTCTTGCGCCAGCCGTTGCTACTTGATTTTGCAATGCAGCAAGTGCATTTTGGTTATCTTTGTTAGTCCCCAAATATGCATTGTACATTTGCTGATATTGCGGACTAACTACATTATTTAAGGCTCTATCGCCCATACCTTGCAAAGTATTAGCGCTTTGATTGGTTCTATTTATCCAATCCATTTGGCCTTGTAGTAGTTGCTTTTCTTCGGGGCCGGCTGCCGGTAGGTTAGCACCTATGCTTTGTACCTTCGATTTCTTACCGCCCCCGAATAATTGCAAGTCAAAAGTGAACATGCTTTTCCTTTCTACAAAGTAGCTTCAAGGTGTTTTCGCACCGTTTTTAGTACTTTGTAATTAAAACCGTTATAGGTATAATCCATAGTTGGAACACGTTCCATGTTCCACTTTTTAATAAAACCGCGCACGCTTCGATGTGTTGCCGTTACAATTACATCAAGATCATTCAATTTCATCACTTCAACGATATATTTACCTATGACTTTCATATCACCGTATGTCTGCCATATAGTAAAATACCGTTCTCCCTCATGCTCATTAATACTCCAGAATAGGAAGCCAGCATTTGGGAAGAATTTGAAATAATAATTGTATTTATCTTTGTAGTTGTTATTTTCATCGAAATAAAAACCACTTAGACTGACTCGTTCGCCTGTACGCCGCTCATAATCTTTTATCATATGTTCAAGGCTATCTAGTTTCATTGTTAATCACCTATGCGCTCTATCCAATAACTAGGTTCTGTATAATTGTTACGAATTTTTTCGTTAAAAACTCCGTCGATAGTTAATTGATATAAGGCATTGCCGGAACCCAAGCGGTTAATTGTTACTGCTACCGCTTTCTCCTCGCTTTTACTTATATAAACTTCAATGCGTTTATATTGATGTAAAAGCATATTAACCGCATAACGACCTTTAGGAAAGAACACAGTTTTAGTATTGCTTGTCGTGCCTTGCCAACGGATTGTTTGAAAATCAACCGGATCATATTGTACAGAATATTCGCGCCCGTTAATTTCCGTTTTAAGCGGTGTTGATGTGTCGCCATATCGTGCATAATATTCTTTACCGTTAAACGGAATAGAAATAAACTTGCCACGAGTAACGCTTTTTTCTTCATGCAGTCCGAAACGAAATGTTTGACCGCTTTTTTCAAGTACTAGGTTAGGCATATTATTCCACCTTTAATTTAGCGCCATTTGGAAATGTTAGCGTGTTATTGTTTTCAAACGTTGCAATACGTTGCCATGCTCCAGCATCATTTGAGTCATTATCAAACCGAATAAAGGCAGCTTTACTGTTAGCAAAATAAAGCTGCGTACCTAATACACGATTATCGTCTGCATTCCATGAGTATATAGCGCCAATTCCCCAGCACTGGGTATCCCAAACGCGGTAGTTGTTACATTCACCAAAGGTAAAGCCACTATAACCAATTTTGTTTTTAGCGTAATAATCTAAATCAATCGAACCGTTAGAAAGGCCCGGTACCTTTAACGTACCCGTCATGGTATCGCCGGACTTTTTAACACAAGCTTCTGCATTTGTTGCGGTATCGGCAGTTTTTGCATGTTTGGCTTCGTCTGCATTAGTTGCATGATTAGCTTCATTTACTATATCTGTTTTTTTGTAATAGGTTTCGCCTAATCCATTTATAGTATCAGTGATTGTTTTTAGTGTACGTGTTGGATTGTTGGTAAAGTTTTCATCACCAGCTATCTTTTTAATAGCTTCTGCCATTTGATTAAGAATATCTGTAATTAAGTAGTCTTTACCATCAACCCTACGTTTACCAATTACCACATCGGTTGCCGTGTTAGCAGCCGGATCATAATATTTAATTGACTTTACACGTGTGGCATCTGTTACGGCTATAGCTACTACTACACGTAAAATGCTTTTCCAATATGTACCTGTGTACACATTCATTTTTTCGCTTGTTGTGTTGTAGTACATTTTATCTGTTGCCGCTTCCGGTGCATTTGGTTGCCGTAATGGTTCTAGCGTTGTACTGCCATAACTTAGGCCACCAGATGCGGAGCGTTCCACATACAAATACGATGTACTATTGGCTGGTAGGCTCCATGCACTTTGCTTACGGTTAATTGTTTGAATATAATCAACCGCGCCGTAGTCATTGAAGCCGTCAGCAAATGACAAAAGAACTGGTGTTTGACTGCCGTCAATCATTACACTTAAATTATCCCCAGTTAAAAAGGAAAATTCGCCGTTACTTACCTTGCCACTTAACAACCGATTACGTAGACCACCGCCACCACCAGAACTACCGCCACCGGCTTTTAGTTCCATATTTTGTGCGATGTTCAATATTTCATTGCGGTTTTTCTGTATACTTTCCGGTACTGTATCACCCTGTGGCGTTATATCCAAAGGGTATTTTTCTTTGTATGCCATGTATTAAACCTCTTCATATGTATAATCTAACTGGCGTAAGGAAATTGCGCCCTTTTGAACATTGATTTTGAATTGTACATTACGATTTGCACCGCCGCCAATTTTATAAGCCTTTGTATATTCATTAATATTCATCAATGCTTTATAATCATAAGTCTTAAAGTTCGCATAGTAGGTTTTAACTGCCTTACTAGCGAATTCAATCGGTTTAGGTTTCTTATTAGAAATGCCAATCGTGCCATATCCGGGTATTAGGTTATGCGTTACAAAGTTATAATTCATAATTAGTATGAATTGCCTTGTTGCCAGCCTATTGCCACTTACTATAGATGTCTGAATTTGTACGCTATCATCGGTATCTATAGTTTCGTCAAGAATACCAATTTTATTGCCGTAAGCTATGTATACTTCTTTATCTACATTCACCGCATCATTGATGTTGTGCGTGAATTTTCTTGATGTAAACACGCCGCGCCCGTCCTCATAGCGTGGTAAGTAATGATAGATAAATACTGTATCACCGTTATATGGCTTAATCCACATTTGTTTACAACTGGATATATGCCATACATCACAATCTTTTGTAATGTATTTCAATAGATACGAGTTTATATTCAATCCGGTTTCAAATGGTTGAATTTCTGCATAGGTATTAGTAGGCATAAAAGACATAAACCCTTGATTGCCTAAATAATAACTGCGATCATCAACACTCACCGTTGCACCGCTACAATACCCAGTAGAGGATAACGGATATACAGTTAAATTCCGTGCATCTGGCGTGCCAACAACTTGATACACACGCCCATATTCCTTATATACGATAATCGCACGTGATAAGAAATCAACTGCAATGATGCTGCCTTGGTCTTTATAGCCAACGTCCACATATTGCGCACTAGATGCATCGTTATTGTTGTGAGTCCACGCATTGTAGTCGCCTACTGCCGACCAGTTCAACCGATGCGAATGAGTCGATGCAATCAGTACACGCCCAGAATGGCTGGATACTATATCGCATACAGGACTTTCGATAGTAGCCAATTTACCAGCACCGGAGATAACTTGTAATTTATCACCACTAGCAATGAGAATATCACCGCCAAATGCATGATACTTTGGCTCTCCTGTGCCGTTTAACGTGCCTAGTAATGTATTAGTATTGAAATCAGTAGAATATAGATTTCTACCACTAGAAAAATACCATTTGTTGCGATAGACATCATAATATAGCGTTTCTACTGGTAGTCCAAAATCATACAATACACGAACACCCGGAACGGTACGCAAGGCATTATCTGTCCTGTCGAATTCGCATTGCCTAGCCTGTGTTAAGGCTTGAATGTCAATGTTTTCCGGTGGGTTCGACCAATCAAGGCCCAATCGGAAGCCGTTTGTTATTGCTACCTGTTTTACGCCCATTATGTGATACCTCGTGCCGTTTTGATTTGCTCTGTGATGTAATCGATGAACGTCTTATCATAGGCAGCATAATCAGTCATAAGTGATTTCTTCTTTACCATGAAAGATATAAGCTGTACTAGATATTGATGAAAAAATTCGGAAAACGGAATAGTATCGTCTAAATCATCAATGTGATTTTTTCTTACGCTATAAAATACTTGATTAACCGTTTCCCCGTCATACGTTTCAAATGTACCGTTTATGATGCGGATAGGATAGCCAGTTTTAGGAACGAACCCCATGAAATCGGAAGGAACCGCCCTTTTATCCGGTATATCCATATTCTTAACAACTTCTCGATCTTTGATGCTCACTAGGATAGTTGTTAGCCAGTCAATCGCTGCGTTGATGTACTGGATATATTCTAGTTGTTCGTCAAGGATTTCGTTTGACTCTACATTAACGAGAGTAATCAATTCTCTTACTACCATAATTCCAGTATCCTTCCGCAATCACACTATCATTGTTACCTAACCCATTATTAATCGATTGCAACGCACTAATCATATTTGCCGATATTCCGGAAATATCAAGGTTCATAACCCTATATACGACATAGTCAACTAATAATGTTTCTAGTTCTGCCGGTAGTCCGCTATCATCTTCGAGCATCTTATAGCCAGCAGTCTTTATATAATCAACGGTGATTTTCTGCTCTTTGTCTGCATCAAATACAACCGTTTGCAAATTCAATACTTGGTACCTATCTACTTCCGCATCATCTGCTTTGACTTTCAATATATTGATACATTGAAAAGGCAAAGTGATCCGTCCTTTTCCGGTACCTTCAAATGTGCCTGTTGCAAGGCTCGGGCAATATTGACCGATTAGGGCATTTAATAGATGATTGCCCTCGTTGTAATACTCCATTAAGTAATACGGAGTATATTGTTCTTGCGAGGTATCGCCTATTTGCATGAACGCCCTATTAATGAGTTGTTTTACGTTCATATTCACCACATATAAGAATAAAGGCGGGTGTTACCCCGCCTATCATACTTACGCTTCTACTACGCCACCAGTCATAACATTGATTACGCCGTAATCTTTGCTATTGAACTTGGATTTTTCGATTGCGCCATAGAAAGCGATGCCGTTACCTTCTACGTTGCCGTAGTCGTCCACTTGTTTGATATGTTTCGCTGGACGAGATACCGCAAAGCATGCCGCTTGTTTACCTAACAATAAGTTGTGGCATACGTTAGCGCTAGATGCGCCTGTTTTGTCGTTCAATACGCGTTCGTATTCGTAAAGAATAACGCCGTCATATTCGCCTAATGCGCCTGTGAAAATAGGGTTTTTAGAACCACGAACGTTGGCGTTTTGTTGTGCTGCCAACCATTTTGCATCATCTTTCAAATCACGAGCTGCCCAAGGAGAAACCAACATAATGAATTTGTCCATGCCGTCAACTTTAATCGGTTGTACTTTAGGGCCGTGCATTTGCGCCTTACGTTTAGCACGAGAAATAAGTGTAGTGGTTAGTTTATCATTAGCCGTAATAGATGCTTGCGTACCGGCGGAAGATGCATAAAGTGTTTCACCAGCGGTAGGAGATGCGGAAAGTTTAGCGATTAACTTGTTATCTTGCCAATCTGCTAACCATTGTTTTAACGCACCTTTGATTTCTTTCAACATGTCGTATTGCGTTTTTTGGTCGTCCGCTTCGTAGCGAGAAACCGCATTACGTACTAATTGAGTTTGTACGGTGAAGTCATAGATATTCAATGCTTCTTCATTACCAGTCAATGTCGCACGGTTACCTTCAACACCGGCACCGCTTAAATTCATCATCAAACCGAATGTAACTGCATCACCTTTAACGCCTGTTAAGTCTTTGTTTTTGTGTACTACATTGGATCCGTCAAGAGCCGTGAATTTATCGAAAAAGGATTCTTTCAAACCTTCGTGCCATACTTTTTTTGTCCAAATCTTAGGGACTAACGCCGCTGGGATAGTTACTTGATTTCTTTGTTCTGCCATATATTACCTCTTATAATTCGTCAAAATATTTGCGTACATCGTCCGGCAATGCATCAAGATTGCCTGTGTCATACGCTTTCAAAATATCTTCTTCCGTTACCTTGTTAGGTGTAGGAACGCCACCATTGAGCGCACCAGCCTTAGGCAATGTCGCCGCTACTTCTAGTGGGTTGTTTGGAACTTCTGTACTAGTCGCCCGTTCATTTTGCAATTCATCAACAAATTTTCTAATAGTTTCAAAATCGGCTTCGGTACCTTCGCCCATATCAACACGATAAAATGCATCGTTAATCGGTTGTGCATCGCGCATCGTCATTCCGTTTAACTTGTCTAAACCGCGTTGATACAACTCGTTAAAGTTTGGTAGCGATTTAATTTCATTTACGAAATTTAGGTTAGTTTGCCGTTGTTGATGTACTGCGATTTGCTGATTAGTAATTGCATATTCTGCATTGGCTTCAAAACGAATGAAGGCGTTATACTTTTCAGCATCTTCAAACATCAAACTTTCTAAATCTTCCGCCGTCATATTAAAGCGTTTCAATGCTTCACGGCGTACAAAATCACGAATATTTGATACTTCTTCTTGCGGTAACTCAATCGGTTTTTGTTGCGCTTCAAATTGTCTAGCACGTTCTTCCGCCGCTTTACGTCTTGCCCGTTCCTGTGCAAGTGCCGCTTTTAAGTTCTGATCGTTCGCATGATTTTCTTCTTCCGTTTCACCTTCGTTAGTTTCTGGCGTTTCTGTTTCTACTTCCGCATCATTCGCATCACTTTCAGCCGCATCATTTGTAGAGGGTTCATCTGTTGCAGTTTCCTGTGTACCCGTTTCTTCGGTTGTTTCTTCCAGTTCTACGCCCGCGTTTTCTAAATCTTCCGGAGTGAAACCAGCTTCTTCGATGTTTACTAATTCGTCTTTCATATCAAATACCCCTTATTGCCTTTTAACGTCATTGCCGGACGAATATAAGAATATGGCAGTTTAACGCCGTTGCCGGGCGAGTATATAAGTGCAAGTAGTTTAACGCCATTGCTTAGGGCGAAATATAAAAAACGCCCCATGTAGGAGCGTTTTATTATTGTGTTGATAGTTTATATTACATACCGCCTAAATCGTTCATAGGTGGCAAAATTGGCGGTGCATTTTGAATGTTCTGTTGTTTGCCTTTCAAGGCTAACCGTTCCGCCATAATTTGTTGTGGTGAAATCTGTACGCCTAGGGTTTGCAAGTACATGCTCAATGCTTCCGCTGGCATATCATCTAGGCTACCGCTAACACGCAATTCTGGCATAGCTGGCTTTTCTGCTGCTTGCTGAATACGCTTTTTAACGGCTTCTTTTTCTGGGAAGTCCATAAAATCAAGGATAATATCCATAGGAATATCAACACCGGATTTCTTAGCTTCCAATAATTGATATAGATTAGCACGTCTTGCCGTTGCGCTTGCTTGGCTTGTACTAATCACAATATCAAAATCAAAGCAGCTTAGATCATATAGAACCTGTTTGATTGGGTTGCCTTCTTGGTCTAATTGCGGTTGACCTAGTGCATCAGTTATAACCTGTTCTTGCATTGGTTGATTAAGGCCCGGTGCAATCTGTACAAATTCCTTTTGCCCATCATCGCCCATAATACGCATTGCTTTATCTTGATTATAGAATTGAGGAATTAACCCCGGAGCGTTCTTTTCGCCCCATAATAACTTAACAATTTGGCGCTCTGCTTCTTTCGCCTGTTCGAATATGCCAGCCGTTTGAACTGTTGTTACAGATTGACGGAGATCGATTGCTTTACCACTCATATTGCCTACGCTACCGCTTAGACTTTCCGGGGTGATACCACTGATAGAATAGAAATCATTACTTGCTTGTTGTTCAAGGCTTAAATTGATATTGCTATCCATTGACGGTGCTCCATCTTGGAACGTTACACCCGGAGGAAGCCAGATATTCGCGCCCGGTTTCGTACTATTCTTTTCGACATTACGTTTAAGACGTTCATCTATTTGACCAGTCCAAAATTTCACGCCTAAACTTTGTTGATTAACAACGTGCATGCGTTGGCTACGGTTTTTATTTAATTCCCTTTGTGCATCTTTAATATCACGCACTACGCCAGCCGGTTCTAGTTCATCTTCTGCTAGTTCGCCGGTATAGTAGCAATATTCACGCACTAATGGAAATTTACCGTGCTTATAAGGACTTTCGCCCTCTTCTAAGAGAACATCATCGGCAAAGGTCGCATATCTGATTTTAGTATCTGGTATGCTAGTAGGCTTTTTGCCAATAGCCATTAATACGGAAAACAAAGGATTTTCTTCGTCAACCAAACCCTCTTTTGTCATAAATACGTGTTTCTTGCCGTATTCCTTATACCAATATTGCACTACACGAATTTTATTATAGCTATTGTTGTACCAAAGGGCCTCACTGTCTACCGTTTCAATAACGCCGGCTTCTTGTTCGGTATCATCATATTTATGTCTAAGTGTATCGATTTCATTGGCTTTATCCGGATATACTTGCTTTAACTTTGCCGTACCTTCCCAGCTATACCGGCCAACATATTGAGCATCGCTTAAATCATCTTTTTTACATTCGGGATCTACAAACGCATCGAACGGAGAAACACGTTCAATTTGAATAGTACCGTCTAGCTTCGTATAGTCGAATTCATAACTTACCCAATAATTAGCCAAACCACAAATAATCTTATCTCTAAAACATTTCCCCTTATTACGTTGATAGTTCGCACGGTCTAAGCAATATTTTGTAATACCTTTAGCCACTCGACTGATGCGGTCATCTTCTTCACTACGTGGCAAGAAGTCCGGTTCTGTTTCATTCTGCGATGCATAACCGCACAATAGATTAATAACCGGTCTAATTCTATTGATTGTGATCGCTGGCCGTCCAGCTTCACGCATTTTAGCTAAATCCGCATCTTCCCACTGCTTGCCCTGCATAAATGCAAAATCCTCAGCAGCGCTTTTGCGCCAATCTGACGTGGCGGCTAGTGCTTTTTTAACATTGTTTTTCGCTTCGTATATATCGAATGTTTGTTGTTCTATATTCATTACTCCACCATTTCAGAACCATATATCATATCGTACATTTGTTCTATTTGCCATTGCGGCATAGCTTGCGCAAATTTCGCCAATTCCGCATCGGTGTATTTCGCCGGAATAATAACGCCCTTTTCTTCGCATTCGCCGTATTCCGACTTTAGCACCTTATAGGCGTAATCACGCAACGCCCTTTCACTCATACGCCCCATGCAGTAACTTCCCCTTCTGTTTCATCATCATATTTATAACCGTCATTAAATGGTTTCTCCGGCTTCTTAGGTGTGATAGGTCTACTCATGCAAAAATATCTAAACTCATCATATGCATGATCTTCTTGCGTTGTATCCACATCTTCCGGCTTGCTTTCGTCATACACTAATTCTGGTAACGTTCTTAAAATATGTTTACACGTAGAGAAGAATTTGATTTTCTTCTCCCTTAGATAGGTATGAACCATCATCTTACCCTGAATGCGTTCAGAATTAGACCTAGTGAAGTTAATTCCATGACGTGCAAATATCTCCGCGATAGACTCACCTTGAATACTCCACTTCATACGGTCGTCTTTCTGCCATATCGCTCTATCAGCTATATCATATGCATAGGTTTCACCCTTGCTTAATCTAGCCATTTCGGCAGCCACTTCATCGGGTGTTAGTTTTAACCCTACATCTGGCTCACCTGTGCAACCGTAATATTCACGGTAACAATGCGCAACACCTTCATAATCAATAGCGTACCAATGTATACTAAACGGTTTACTAAATCCCCAGTCCATAGAACGAACTCGTATCCAGCCTTGCGGAATTTCAAAAGGTTCTTCTACGTGTATATTTCTGTTAAATTCCGTAAATACTTGCCCTATGAACACATCCCAATCACCATATAAGAACGCTTTCTTTTCTTGCTCCGGTAATGCTTCTAAACGTTTGACATAACTCGGATCGTTCGCCATAAGAACATAGTTGTCATAGACTTGCGCCGGTATAAACACCTTTTCAAGTCCAGTAGTTTCATCAATAACAGAATTTTCTCCATAATTTGTGGCTTCTACATATTTACGTTTTACCCAACCATGCCCGCGACCTCCGGGGTTACAACTTCCACGGAAACGAACAGGAAAACCTTTTGCACTACGCAAGCAAGCCGTTAACAATTCCGCCGTTCGTTCTGTATGTTTGGTTAATTCATCAATGCCTAAGTAGTCAAATTCTTGGCCTTGATAGCCTTCAGCATCTTTATCGTTTTTCACATATCTAAACAATACCTGACTACCATTTTTTAAGGTGGCTATGTGTTTTTGGTCTGAATACTTGTATAATTCAGCCGGCACGCTTCTAATCCACTCTCTAATCACATTGGCTTCTAAATTTGGGTATGTTTCACGAAATATATAACAATGACTACCCGGATATGTTAAGGCGTAAATAAAAACGTCCATAATCAATGATTTCGTTTTACCGCCACCACGAGCGCCGCCATATACCGCATAAGGTGCTTTTGTGTTGTGGAATATATTTTGTTTTTCGTTCGGTTTATAGTCGATTGTTATTTCCATATTTGATAGATTTATACAAAAAATGAGATATATCGCCGTGGATATACCCCATTTAATGATAGATTTATGCAATTACCTATTATTCTTTATTCATATTACTAAATATAACTTTAATCGGTTCGCCGTCCGCGCCGCTGATTTCTTGCTTATCAGTAAACATCTTATAACGCTTACCAAGCAATTCAGCCGCTTTTAACCTATCATTCAACGCCGGATCTAATCCGAACTGGTCAGGAATATCACCACGCATCGTACTAGATAAAAACTGCATTACCTCGTCAGTATCAGCAATGCTATTTTCCTTCATTTCCGCTAGTCGTTCGTCTATATATTGTTTTACGTCAACTTTTTTCAACAGTCGACTACCAGCCGAATACGCCGTTCGTGCGCTATAACCAGCCTTTATCGCTGATTGCGTGGCGTTCGTAGTCTTTAGCCATTCTTCGGCAAACTTTAATTCTTTAGGCTTTAATTTAATATCACTCACTACGTTCACCACCTTTCAACACATTAACTAAATATATTAACAACTCATGCGGCTTTGATGTAGCGTGTTCAGCCACTTTCTTATATAATTGCCCTTCTTTAAATGGATTTTGTTTATACTTCTCTGGGAACGCCTTTGCGTATTCTGCTTCACTATACATACGACTTACAATAAATACTTTAAATGGCTTATCCCACTTACTCCATGATTGGCGAGTATCAATCACATACCTTAAACCTTTTTTGATTTGTAATGTCGTAATTACCTTTTTAATTTTAGGCATGTAGTTCATTGATATTCACCCCCTCACTTTAGAATGTTATTGTCTTTTGCTTTCATACGCCTATGTGATCGTTGACATATTCCGGCTACTTGTTTAGATGCGTGCTGGCTAGTGCAATATGTTTGGCATCGTCCGTTATATTCGATTGTTTCAGCCGTGCATATGCCGTGCTTATCATTGTTTAAGCAATGCTTTCTATCGCAATGAATTTGCGTCATATTGCTTTCCTTTCCAATAATCACATTACACATTTCGTGTAATTTTAAAAATACGGTTGACGTGTCGCGGTAACCGTGTTATACTCTAACCAAGGTAAGGGGAACGAACCCTAATAATTAATCACAAGGAGAAATAAAAATGTACACATTAAAAGACTTGAACTCAAATCAAACTTGGAACTTTGATAACCAATCACAAGCATCTGAATTTATTTCAACTATGTCATTCGGTTTTGAATGGCAATTACTAGACAATAACAATCAAATTATTGCAACTCACTTTTACGAATAAGGAGATTAAATAATGCCCACTTCAAACAACAAAATAAAAGAGGCCCGTTTAAAAGCGGGTCTCACTCAAAAGGCTGCGGCTGAATATTTAGAAATGCCGCTCCGCACCTTCCAAGATTGGGAATACGGTTCTAACGCCCCTAAATATGTAATCAATATGGCGGTTAAAATGTTGTCCACAATTCAAAATAATAAATAATAAATAGGAGAATAAAACAATGCAAATGACAATTCAAGAAATCAAAAACGCGATCAAATACAACGAACTTAATAACATTGAAACACTTCAAGCTACCTATACAGGTATCAAACACAATAATGACGGTATAATTCAAATGCTAGGTTATGACGATTTAAGCAACATTATTATGATGCTTCGTTATATCGCCGAAAAGTGCGAACTACTCCGCCAACATACTAACTCTATATATGATGCATTCGCCGCTTTTAATCTACGTGAAACAATATTCGATACTATAGATGAGTACCAACAAGAAATGAACAATCAAATACGCCATATGTTAGCCGCTAGATAATAGCGGCTTTTTTAATTACTCAAAACCGAACACGCTGGCAATTAAAAGTTTCCTACGTTCTACATCTGGTATAAAACGCATGCAGCATGTTCAGTTTTCAATAATCAAATGTTCCTTTTATACAAGAAATGGGATATATCGCCGTGGATATACCCCATTTTATTTTGGTTTTATTCATTTTGTTTGTATGTTCTAAACAAATAAAGGATCGTATCTCAAATGGCATGTGTTCGTTGAAAGGAATTTAACGCCGGTATCTGTTTACAACACACAAGGGGAACGTTTATAGTTCCCCGCGGTGTCGTATGTTTAATAGGAGAATTTAGTCAATGTCGTTTAAAGCTACATATGACACTATAATTATACTATATTATGCTTTTCCGCACGTTTCCGATATAGTCCGATGCATTCCGACTTTTACCGTTTTAGCGGTATGCATGCTTGGGTAATATGTATGGTGCAAATAATACCCTACTTTGATGAGTCCAGCCGTCTTTAGTTCGCTTGCTTGCGACTTTTCTAAATCTGTAAAGTATCTAGCATGCTTAGCACTTTTGCCGTCAACATATTCACGCATCAATAGTATATTTTCTTTTCCTTTTGTGCATGTGTTAATAATATCCGCTGCGGTTTCCCGCTCGTCAATCAATGCCCCTATTTCCTTTTGCGCTGCATCGCGCTTACTTTCAAGGCGTACTATTTGACTGTCTAACCCGCCCGGTGTTCCGCCACCGCTTAAACGTTCCTTACTATAATCAATTGCCCCGATTGTTGTTATATCGGATTGTAAATGCTTTAGATCTTCTTTCAATGATTTAATTTTCATTGTGATTAATTTAATCGGTTCTAGGTACTCTTTGGCTAACTCTCTATATTCTTTATCCGTCATATATTCCCCTTTATTTCATGTTCTTAACTGTTTCCCCTAACATATTTAAATAGTCCTGTAAATTGGTTTTGATAGCATCATTCACGATTTGGATATTGTCAGTTGTTACATAGCTAGCAATTAACATTTTATACATCGCATCTTTTGTAGGAACTAATACCGCAATTATACTGCTAATTCCAAACGCCACAAGCAGCATTGCAACTTTTGATTTATTTGTATTTATTGCTTCCCTTGCGCAATCGTCTATAAGGTACACACAACCACAAGAAAGCACCACAAATCCCAACACAACAAAAATAAGATGATTAAGTGCATCTAAATTATGTAGTACCTCAATCAAGTACAAATACATCGGGTTAATAATAGGCATACACATTTCTCCTTTCGCCTACTAATGTTATATCAAAGGGGCGTTTATTTCGCCCCTTATCCACTACGCCGTAAATAGCGATACTAGCTTAAACAATGCTACAACTAACGAAAATACCAATGCAGCATCAAACAAGAATTTAATCATGCTTTATTTCCCCGTACTGCCAATACCACCAGCACCGCGCGCCGTTTCGGTTAAAGAACTAACCTCTAACAACTTTAATGCGCCTACTGGTACAAGAATACCCTGTACTAATCTATCGCCTTTTTGAATTAAATACGCATCATCGCTGGTATTATGTAGTATCGCTTTTATTTCACCCCTATAATCTGCATCAATCACCCCGAACGAATTCGGAATAATTAACGGCGTTTTGCTAAGGCTAGATCGTGGCGCCAACATTAACATATACCCCTTTGGAATTTCTACCGCTAAACCTAGCGTTACATATTGCGTTTGATGCGGTTCTATTACTACGCCTTCTGGCTGGTAAAAGTCCATTCCGGCAGCATCTTCGCTGCCAACTTTCGGCATTAATACACCGGGTAAGCACCGTTTAACTTTAATAATATCCGCATTATATCGCTTATCACCAAATAAGAACCGTTTAATTTTGTTGATTACACCCATTTCAATTCCCCTTATTTTAAAAGTTGTTCTAATACGGCGTTTCGCCTATCCATGATACGAACTTCTGCCCGCGGGTTTTCTTTATCTATACCCGCTATGCAGCTTTCGCCATATGAACATATCCATTTATCATCATCTATTACGCCAGCTTTGGTTAAGATATCGCTAGTTGCCTGTAGCAACCCGATTAAGTCCGGCCAGCTTCTTTTATTTGGTAGATAGTATTTACACTCAACAACCACAATGCCAGATATATGCAGTTTCTTGCCGGCTAATTGCCATAAGCAAGCATCTTCATAATCCCTATATGCTTCTGATTGAATGTGGCCCCGTTTGTTGCCCCATTTTACAATTTGCCCGTGGTTCTTTTTGGTAATCGGGCGACCTTTGAATACTATGTTAATTACCGGCATTTTCTGCTAACCTCACATCGCATGGTTCTGCGCCTGTAACTAACCCCAGTAAGCCATTACTCCAGCTTGTTGCTCCGCTGTTATAATACCAAACCTTTCCTTTGCTATATTCGGCAAAATACCGCTTATATTTGCCGTATGGCGTTTGCACGATGATAGGCGTATCAACCGGAACTCTTTCCCATTCCGCAACCCCCAGTAACGATGCAATAGAATATTTTTCAGTTTTAGGACTTAATCCCAGTACACGGCATGGAATACGTGGGGTATGATCACGCACTTTAAAATTACCGCCGTTTTCGATAAAGTCCGGGTTTACAAAATAGGCATATACACCGATGATTTTAATATCGCGGTATCCTTCATCGTACATTTCTTGCAATAACCATTTTTGCTCATTCGTCATAATTCAATCCCCCTTTTACTAATAAATGCTTAATCTGTTCCCTAACATAATACAAATAGGTTTCCATTGTTCCGTTAAAGTGCTGGATATTCGCTTTTGAAATTACTTGGCGTAATCGCCCCGTCTTTCTGCCGTTCTTCACGTTATATTCAAGTGTAATACAATAAGAATTTGCCGTTACCTTTGGTTTTAATATTCTATTCCCAATAACCACGGTTAAAGCGCTTTGAAACTCTTCTTGCGTGTATGTTTGATTATTCGCTTTTACAAGTTTCTTCATTTGTCTTACCTTTTTCTTCTTTCAAGATTTAACCCAGCACCAAATAGGCGAGTTCTAACAAATGTATACGATACGCCATATTTACTAGCAATTTGTCTTATGCTTAAACCGTCATTGTATAAGGCAATTAATGCATTTGTTTCAATATCCGGGTATGCCGGTTTTCTTTTTATTTCTTTCCTTAACCCTAGCGCGGATAATGCTGCATCTGCGGTTTTTCTACCATAGATACAGGCACCCAGCGCGAACCAGTTTTCTATATACGTCATTTTTACCCCCCCCCCTATATATTGTTCGCATCGTTTCAAAATATCTTTCACTAACTCTAATGGAATATGCGACCTCGTATTATATCGGTTTATTCCTTTTACGTTTAATTTGTTGAACTTGATTTGATTTTTTATATCATCTTTAAGCAATTTTAAATCGATATTACTTCCAAACTTCGTCGGCTTCTTAATGGGGTAATCATAGTTGTTGTAATATGTTAGGTTTTCATACGGAATATTAAACCCTATTACATTTGCTATATATTCCCATATCCGCCCGTATGCTGGGTTTTCAATCACGAATACTTTAGGTTGATAACGCTCAATGATTTTTAATGTGTTGTATATGCACATTTCACCATTAACGCGCGTTAAGAATGACCTGTCATACCTGAATTGGTAGTTCTCATAATCAGCTTTATTTCTGATTGTGAATTTACTTCCTTGTTCATATTCACCGAATAGGTTTATAGTCATATCCTTTTCTTGTTTCCAACACGCATTACCGCCTTTCATCGCACTTGCTACGCTCCAACTTTCGCATGGTGGACTAGCTAGAATAACGTCCGGTTTATCTAACTTATCCAACTGTTCCCATAGTGCGTTAGGTTTATGCAGTGTATTAACCGCTAAATCTTGATTAATACACGCATCACCAATGCCTATTGATGTGATCGTATGTTGCCCCCCCCATATTCACGTTGTATTCATCTAACGCCTGACGATAACAACCGTTGCCGTCGTCAAACAATCCCCATATATGCATTTTCACCTTTCCTAATATCTACCTATACGCCGCTTGATGCGGTTATTACTATCCTTTACATACCCAAACACGTCGCCCCGATTATCACGGCTTTCCCTTAGCTTCATTTGATGATTATTGTATTCGATGTAGGCAGCGCATGTACTACGGCAGCCTAACACCCTATACTCACAACCCTTACATGGTGATTTCATTCGATATCACTCACCCTTACCAATAACGGCTATCACTGTATTCATTGAAGTAAACTTCTGTATTAGCGCGTTTTCTTCTTAAATCAACATTCGTAACATACAGATAATCACCAGCAATAAACACAAAATCATAAGTGCCATTAAACTTTTTTCTTCTAGCCACCTCTTTATACTTAGTGTTTCCGCATAGCTTTCTTATCGCATTAACCGCATATATTTTCTCAACACTCATTTCACACCTATTAGAACGGAACGTTTTCATCGTTCTTATCATCTGCAAAATTATCTAAATTGTTGCCAGCTTCCGCATCATTTAAAGCGGATAATCCAACGAAACCGGCGATTACTTCCGTTACATACTTCTTTTGTCCGTCTTGCGTTTCGTAACTTCTTGTTTGAATTCGACCCTCTACAAATAAGCGGTTTCCTTTTCTGTAGTTGCCTACTGCTTCGCCTAACTTGCCCCATGCCACACAGTTGATGAAAGCGGTTTGTTCTTTCGTTTCATTTGTAGCACTATCAATGTATGTGTTAGTTGCTGCTACCGTGAAAGTTGCCACCGCACGTCCGGATTGCGTATAACGCACTTCCGGATCACGTGCTAAATTACCTAGAATTTGTACTGTGTTCATTGTTCTATCTCCTTAAATTCAACTTAAACTGCCTACTTGTCGTCATTGTCTAGCTGCAATTCAACCATATCTGCCATAGCCAAATATACTTTTTCATGCTTATTCCCCTTATGCGTCTCTTTTACTTTTGCTCGGAATTCAATGATTGTTCCAAAGAAACACCCGCATACTACCTTGATTGTTTTGTCTCGGCATTTAAAGAATGTTGTGAACCGATTGTAACGACCAGCTCCACCAACAACCATGTAATCATCATTTTTTTTCACCTCAGCATTGTCGAACACCTCAGCATTGCCGAGCACCTCAGCATTGCCGAACACCCTAGCATCGCCGGACACCCAAGCATCGCCGAACACCTCAGCATCGCCGAACACCTCAGCATCGCCGAACACCCTAGCATTGCCGAACACCCTAGCATTGCCGAACACCCTAGCATTGCCGAACACCTCAGCATTGCCGAACACCTCAGCATCGCCGAACACCCTAGCATCGCCGGACACCCTAGCATTGCCGAACACCCAAGCATCGCCGGACTGGCTTAAATTTTCTTCACATTCAATCCAACCACCAATTTCACCAGCAACTACACAACCAAAATTTATAATTGCTCTGATTTGCTTAAAATTAATACCAAATACAACTTTAATTTTTCCTGTGAATTCATATTTCTTTTGTTCATTCATTTGTGTTTACCGCCTTTTTAACAATTCATTTCAGCACTCCTAGAATTTTTGCTTTATATTCTTCTGCTATGTCCGCCTTTTCAACTAACCCTTTTAAGTCAATCGGCTCGAACCTTTCAACTTCAACTAAATGCCCATTATCAAGCATTTTAATTTCTGTTTGAGGTGGCATATTAAGTTCTGCACGTTTTCGCGCTTCTGATAGTAATCCATTACTTTTGATGCTTTCTGCAATTTCTATGCGTTTTTCTTCACGCTTTACCAGTTGTTCATAGGCCTTACAAAATTGACTCATTGCCGCGCTTTCGTTATAGCTTTGGCAATTTCTTGGATCAAAGAAACGCCATATTGTTTTAGCTGCCAATCGTGTAATGCCTTCCAATTCGTCAAGGCCCTTTTCATAACCAAAACTACTAGCAACCTTTCTAACTTCTTCCCATGCATCTTGCGCTATCAATCGTTCTTCCTTTCCGTTTACATAGCCGGAAATTTCTACCGCTTTCTTGCGAATGGTTGCAACGGCTGGAATGAACTCACACGTGTTAATACACTGCTTAATTGCTTCCGCCAACGTAACCGGGTTAATATCTTCCAGTGCGTAGGCGTACATTTTAGTTTTTGTTACATCAATATTCGGATATATCAATAATTGGCCCGTAGCCGTCAATGTTTTTGCGTTCGGTTCCCTCATCCGTTCCCCTTTCTACCGCATCAATAAGCGCGTTTAATTCAGCAACCTTTCTTTCTGTATCCGTCATAGTTGCCATTTCGTTTGAATTGAGATATGTATCAAAATGGCTAGGTGCAAATAAAGTTTTCGGCGTTAAGTATTTTTCTAATTTCGTACCTTTCCATTCACGGCATTTTTTATCAATCACCGTTTTAAAATCATCAACGGTATAACCTTCTTTTAATCGGGATCTAATCGCCTGTACGTACGGTTTAGTTGTTGGCTTAAATTTAGAACCGGTTTTAAAATTAAGATATTCGATAATTTCAAAGTGAGATTTATCCACATCGTCATGTGTAACATGACATAATGTTTCTATTCTATTCTCTTCTTCTCTTATCTTATCTATTCTTATCTGTGTATCCAGATTGTATCCATTTTGTATACATTTTGTATCCACGTAGGTATTATCTGGGTTCATCGGTTGTTTAACTACTTCATAAACCTTGTTTTTTAACTCAACACGTTTTGCTTCTGGTAATTCTGATTTTGAATAACGGTCGCTTTGAACATAGTTATGTATCCGCCAATGTCTAATAACAATAACACCCGTTTCAAAGCCAATCACAAAACCTTTAGCAATAAGCAATTTCAAATCATCGTCTTTACACCCAGTAATTCGCATGATGCTTTTCGGTGATTGAATAAAGCCGTCGTCGTCCGCACGTAGCAGCAAATGGAAATAAAGGCATTGTGTACTTTGTGGCATGTCTAAAAAATTATCAGTATCAATAATTTTCTTGGACATCATTCTTCGTTCTGCCATGTAATACCTTTGTTCCTTTCTTTTAATATTTCGCGTATTTTCTTGGCTTCGCTGCCATGTGCTTTTGTATGGCAATCACGGCATAAACAAGCCAAATTGCTAAGGTTAGAAAGTCCGCCGTGTGATCTAAACTCAATATGGTGAACTTCTGTAGCCATTGCACCACATAGAACGCATAGGCCCTCATCACGTTCGTATGCCCATTTTCTGGTGCGGGCATATAGTGCGTTATCCAGTCGTTTCCTTTTGTTCATTATTCCCCCATTCATTTATTAATGAGTTGATATAGTCGTTATTTTCTAGTGGTATGTTTAGTTGGTTACACTCATCAACTAAGGCATCAATTAAACGCCGCATTTCATCTACTGTATAAACGCTGCTACCGTGATATGCACGCATAATGGTATATCCTTCCGTTTTAGCCGGCCCCGCATCCTCTACGTGCCAGCCTAACCCGTGGCCTTGCCAAATTTCAATAAAACGCTCGATAGCATCATTTCTGATTGGTAAATAGGTAAATGCACCACATTCAATCAAAACTCGCTTGTACACCTCATTTTTTGAAATGTAGGCGTTTTTTGAAAGTTCCTTTGCAATCTTTTCACATAGAACCCATGCATACGCATTGGCGTTTAACGAACGGCGTTTTACCTTCCGTTTGATTTCAACGATATATTCAACTTCCGGATCTAACTTATTTAACGTTTCATCTTTTGGAGCGGGAATTAATATGTTATATCCAATAGACTTAATAACATTAATTCCCTTTGTAATCCATTTCATTAAATGCGGTCTCCGGCATTTTCATGCAACAATGCTTGTTCGTCATTGTCATATAGGGTAAAGCCTTTGTTTTCTTCTTCCCCGTATTTTTTCAACCATTTAAGGGCCGCCACCATTTCAAAGGCATCTAACATCGCAAGGCGCGGTTTTTTAAATTCCGCCGCAATGTATTTTGTGATTTCTGCTGGTGGTACCTTTTTAGATTTTTGCAACGCTACAAATTCATCGTATCCTTTAACGTGCGTTTCTTTCGGTTTTGTTGCTTGAACAGGTGCTACGCTTCCGCCCATTGTATAACGCACGCTTCCTTTGCTATCAACTATGATTAATTTATTGATATTTCGATTTTCGTCATAGTCGATTTCTTTAACCGTGAATTTTGCGTATGATTTAGGCCGTCCGTCCTTGCCTTTTTGCCATTCGTTGCTTTGTAGATTGATATAGGTAAATGGCGCGGAATATAATTCTCTACCAATCCCCCAGTTAAAGCACGCACGCTTAAAACTGTCAGATGCTTGGCCTTTTTCCTTTTCTGTGTTGCTTTCGGTACCCACATCACTTTTACCTACCCATTCTCCGGTAAGTTCGTTATAGATTGAAACCGTACAATATAATCTATCGCCAATGATCTCGTGTTCACGTTTCCAATTCATTGCGCCTACTACTTCATCAAGCATGCGCATATCAACACGTGCATCTTTGTATAGCAGTACTACCGCACCGACTGCGCCGTTTTTTTCGCTTAATGATTGTATGCGGCAATCTATTTCATTTGCTTTTAGTGTTCTAAATTCCATATTTCACCATCCTACTTAATATAGAAATTCATGTTTGTTTGAATATGTGCGCCATCTACGGTTTCACCAGCTTTAAGCGCTTTTTTAATAGCCGTTTTATCGGCCTTAATTTCAACCTTCGTGTAATCCGCTGGGATTACATCAAGATTTGTAATTTCCACACTTTCAGATTTTCTATAACCAGCTTTAAAGGTGCCAGCTTCTAATTTTTCAATGCCTTTTTGTTTCATTGAGTATTCGATATTATTCTTTAAGGTTTCAATAGTGCTTTCTTTTGACTTCTTCACCTTATTCAATCTATCGATTTCAGCCTTAATGCCTTGTATATCGGCTTCAACATTAACCATGTATTTTGCCGTGTTCTCGATTTTCTCCTCAATGGATAAATCGAGCATTTCAAGCGTGTTTTGAATTGCTTCAATTTCTTCCGGCGTTTCCGCTGCTTCAAGCATTGCGGATAGTTCTGCATAATCTTTATTTAATGTATAAATGCTGCTCATATTGTTTTTTCTCCTCTAATAATTCGACTATATCGCCAATAGTTTCCACGCCCTCAGCAGAACACTGTTCACGGAAACCGTTTATGTGGCATAACAAATATGTATCTGTATTGTTATCTCTTACATAAACATGGTGATAAAAAACGCCGTGAGAATTAGAGGTTATTTCTATAGTCATAAAAATATTTGGGTAATTTATACCTTTTTCTATTTCGATTTCCTCAAACCGTTCTAATAAATTAATCACTTTTTCTTTATCCATATTTTCACCTTGCCACCTTAACGCGCATATGATATTATGCGGTTAAGATGCTTTAATAACTCACTTTTCGCATCTGCCCTTTGGTAACTACAATTACTAAAGGGCCTTTTTTATTTCGTCAATGTAGATGCCACCATATAATAGCGCAACGCCTAACAATCCTTGTAATACCGCTTCATATAACGTAATATTGTCAAGTTCTAAACTGCCCGGCGTGCCTATCAGTAAGATTGCACCTATAACTTTAAAAACCGTTGTCATTCTAATTCTCCTGTGATCACTAGCATTTGGCTGGTGATTTTTTTTATACCCATTTTTAGTTTTTTATTTTCTGCTTGTAATTGTTCTACCTCTGCTTT